ACTGGGCTAGGTATTTCGATAGCGTGAATGACGAGATCCAGCAGAAGTGGAATACGGCTACGACCATGAATACATTAAGGTCTATATTCGGGGATGTAAAGATCGGTCCTAATGGGCAGCTGATCGCTGATCCTCAAGGAGATATATTAAGTTACAGGAGATTATATCCCGCTCAGGAAGTAACTAAAGGCAAGAAAGGATAAAGGATGGCTTCACAATACAGTATATTAAGGAATTACGGTAAGTACGTATCACCCTACAACATGGATGTCATGATGCAGGGTATGGGATACATGCAGCAGAAGATAGATACCAATCGGCAGGCCATAAACGAGTATGCTGATTATATCATCAATTCTGATATTATAAAACCTCAGGATAGGGAATATCTTCAGAATAGGTTAAATGGATTGATACAGGATGTGAATAACGTGTATCGTAAATCCAATCTAGCTTCTGATGGTATAGCTAGAAGCATACAAGCCCGTCTTGGAGAGGCTTTGGATACCCGTGTGCTGAACGCTATCGCCGGTACTAGGGAGTATAGGTCTTTCTCTCAGAAGATCGAAGATATGAAGCTTAATAATCCTAAGCAATATAGTGCCATAAATGAGGCTGTGGCCTTAATGCCGTTTTATGAATGGGTTAATGATGGTCAGGTTGGTACAAGGATGAATCCTATTCACTACACACCTTATACGGATTACAATGAGGAGATGAATAAGATGATGAAGGATTTCGTCAGTCTTAATAAGGGAAAGAAGTTTTCTATTCCTGAGGTAGTGGATGGCAAGCCTACTGGTAGGATGAGAGATATTACTGTTGATGAGATGAGTCGATCTCAGATTAGAGCGATAGCCGCCAGATCTATATCCCAGAACGCTAAGGCTCAGATGCAGATAGAGGGTCAGTATTTGGCTGCCACTAATCCCGGTATGTTTAGTGGCATGACTACCGATCAGTTCGTTAATAAATATGTTTCCGGTTTTGACGCTGAGGAGAGCGCACTCTTAGCCAAACTCAAAGGGGCCGAGGCCAGCCCTTCCGCTAAGGCGGCTATTGAAGCGTCACTACAGGAGGTCCGGGAACAGCGCCGTGCGTTAGTGGAGGAGGCTACTTCCTTTATTGGCAATAATATGAATCCGGCTAGAGCGGGGGAGTTTATTGTACGTAATGAATTTCTTGATGGTGTATCCGCTAGATGGTCGTATAACAACTCATCTGAGAACTACATCGCTGATGATTATTACTTTAAGATGAGAGATCTTGATTTCAAGGAGAGAGAGTTCTCGTGGAGGCAGAAATCCAAGGAGATAGATCAGAATCTTAAGCTTAGGGAAGTAATGTCCAAGGAAGCTGGTAATAGCTCTAATATCCCTACAGGTGTTATGATTGAGTTGGAAAAGGTTCAGCCTAATGTTACTCCTGAGAATATATTTGACAATCAATATATTCAGAATGAGAATAATATATCGACAGGTGAGAAGGATTTAATATCATCCATAAATCCTGTTGATCTACGAGGCATAGAGAACGATATACAAAATAATCCTTCTATATACCCTGGTGGTGTTAATAGTGAGAATATTATGGCATGGATCACCAATAATGGCGGTGCGTCAAGTTCTGTATTATCATCAACCCCAAATATGGTGAATCAATACGAGGCTCTTATGGCAGCGAATGATAACAGGAATAGGTATGGTAAGATCATGGATGAGGAAGTTGATTATCTTACAAATGCTTTTGATGTCGCTACGGAAAATATCCTTAATGATGCTGTAAGGGATCAGGACTATGTTACTGGCGGTATTGATACATATACTGACAATGGTATGGTTAATGCGAGGGATGTTGGTAAGAATGGAGCTATTATTGGAGGGAAAGAGTATTCACCAGAAGATGCTTTAAAGGTTTCCGCTATAGCTGGATTGATAAGCGAGAATATCAACTATGCGGATAGATCTATAGCTAATACGGAGCTGATGAGATCTTATATAAATTTGTTAAATAGATATTCAGGAGAAAATTTCACTCTGGAGGACATAAATGATATAGCTAAAACTTATAGTCGTGTAGACAATCCGGTAATGAATAGCGATAATGTCGATATGACTAGTAGGAATAAAATGATCAAGATCTTAGGTAAGAATATGTCTAGAGCTGACGGCCCTACGCTTAGAAGAGAATGGTCTTCATCTAATATAGGTCGTAATATAGCTAAGGCTATTCAGGATTCTAAAATGGTCTATGAAAGAAGATATGACGAGTTTGCTCCAAGATCATGGTCGTTCTCTAATTCTACCAATGCCTCTAAAGAAGATAGGCGTATGCATGCTAAATTAGAGAGTCTGCTTTTGTCAAGAGCTGGTTTCTTGAATAAGGATAAAGATAGCAGACTTAATAATTACATATTGTATGCTCGTCCTACGGATAATCCCAATACATTTGATTTGGTAGCTATGGCTGGCGGAAAAAATATCGCTACGGTTCAAGTTACTAAAGAGGAATTAGATAGTATGGGGTATAGTTTGTACGAAAGGGAAAGGAATGTAAGATCTGAAGATTACGAATCTAAGATCATCCCTGTATCTTTTTCTGCCACGACCAATAGGCCTTATCAGAAATGGGCGCAAGCTAATTCACTTGGCGCTTTCGCTACTATCGAGAATGCGGCTGAGGAGGCTTCTAGGATGGTTGATAAGTACAATATTCAGAACAATGAACTAGCTACATCAGAGCTTAATAAAAGAGCTATTAGGATTATTAATACGGTTTTAAGAAATTACAAATCGTATGATATTAAAGCCAAGGGCTTTCCTGGAGGTGTTGAGGTTGGCGTTTATTTTCACGGGCAGGCTAGGACCGGGACACCTCTAAAGGTGTTGGAATATAATACTGATTATGCTGATAATATCATGAAGATTATAAATATGTGTCCTCAGATGTATCTTACCCAAGCCGTGGTTGAGGCTATCAATAAAGACGTTATTGTTAAGGGTAGAGATATTAATGAGCAGCACTCTGATCTTAGCAATATTCTTTCGGTGTTGGATAAAGAGACTATGGATAAAATAGATGGAAAAAATGAGCAATAATAATAACGATATAGGGAATGTGATGAAGAGTCAGGGATACTATGTCCCTACTCCATCAATTCCATCTCCCATGCCTTCTAAGGATAATATTTCTTCTATCCCTATACCTGTTGGCATGCGCAGTTCATCGGATATGGATAATGATGTTTTGTCTAGAGAGGGAAGCAGAAGTATTCCATCATTAGTAGAGGGTATAAAAAATTCCGTAGAGACATCTTATCATGATGATGTAAAAGCAAGGAATCCGCTTTTTCAGATGATAAACGAGACGGGTATCCCTAAGGGTAATTATGATATAACTGGAAGTAGGATCAACCTTCGTGATTCAAGGTATAGGCTGTCAACAGGTGAATGGATTCCAAAATACGAGAGTTATATCAATAACGTGGATAATGATGATCGTCTGTCAAAGAACCAAAGCGGTTGGGAGAAGACTTATAGAGGATTGGGTAAATTCATCTATAAGTCCACATTGTATGGTATAGGGGGCGTAGGTCAGTCTATATACGGATTAAAGGAACTTGTTACAAAAGGGACGTTATCCGCCATATCTGATAACGGCTTTGCCGATTGGTTAGATGATATGGATAAGCGAGGTGATTATACGCTTAATCATTATTACAGTAAGGAGGAGAGAGATGCCGGGTTCCTTAAAAGCATGCTCACTACAAATTTCTGGACGAATGATCTTCTATCTGGTGCGGCATTTACGGCTGGAGCCGTTTTGTCATCTTACGCCTTCGCCGGAGCTGGTCTTATGAATGCCGCTCGTATGGGGGCTAGAATAGGTGCTACGATTGCCGGTATGGGGAAGGCTGTTTCTGCTACAAAGACCGGGTTTAATGCTATGCTAAGAGCTGCCCGCATAGGACGAGGCATAGGTAAGGGGCTGGACAACCTGACCTTTATCGGTACGTCAACGCTTTGGGAGGCTTCGGTAGAGTCAAGGAGTGGGTTGATGGAATCTGAGGAAAACTTCAAGCAGGCTTACAGGAATGCCTATGGTAGAGAAGCCTCATATGAGGAACTCATGAAGTTCAGAGCTGATAATGCTGATGCCGCTAACGCTATATTCGCTGCCAATATCGGTATCCTTACGTTATCCAATATAGCTATGTTCGGTGATATGTTTGGCATGGATCTGGGCGTTGATAAGTTCATAAAACGAAATATATTTGGTGTAGGAGCCGAGAGGATGGATAATGGAACATTGAGGATCATAACGCCTAAGAAATGGCAGAAAATAGCCGGGAATACGTTCAATATTATCAAACGTCCGGTATCTGAGGGTCTGTATGAGGAAGGTCTTCAGGGAGTGGCTAGTAAATCCGCCGAGGATTGGGTAGAATCAAGATACAATCCTATGGCTATTCGTCAGAATATAGGCTATATGGAGGCTATAAAGAACGGGTTCAAGGAGACTTACGGATCTAATCAGGGATGGAAGGAAATCGGCATCGGTATGATTATCGGATCGTTTATGGGAGTAAAAACTATTGGTGGTATAAAGGAATGGAGTCAAGACATGTCCCGGAACAAGGGGATGGTGGAGGTCTACAACACCAATGCCGGCGCCTTGACTACCGCCGCTATCCGTGCTATTCGTGGCAGCATGGCCCTGAACGCTCAATTATCAGGCTTGAGTACGGATAATAACGCTGACGATATACCTAATTCTAGAATCGTAGATAAGACTTTTAGTGACGCCGTATTCAACCGTCTTCGTTATGATCAGGAAATGGGGATGTTAGATGATACCAAGGAGAATTTCAAGACAGTCATCGAGTCTATACCTAATAGCGATATAGCCTCTGATATGAATATGACAGATGAGCAGGTAAATGAGTATAAGTCCAATCTTGTTGGCGAGTTCAATAAGAAGGTTGATAATTTTACTATGGCTAGTAGATTTGCCGACTCCCTTACCGATGGTATATCCAATAGATCATTTAACACCTACATCTCTAACATGGCTTATAACGGTCTTGAGGCTAAGGATAATTTGGATGATATCGCTAATCAGTTAGGAAGGATATACAATACGGATATAGGCCCCGCTTTAGATATATATTCTCGTCTTAATCCTGATTCGAGTAGGGATCTTAAGAAACTCAGGAAGCTTACAGATGATATACAGAAGATGGAGAAGAATGTTTTGAAGCTTCAGCAGAGTATCACGTCTAAAGAAGCTCTTGAGTCTGATAAGGTCAAGTTAGCCAAGGAGAATGATAGACTTCTTAAATTGACGGAGGATAGAATTGCTTTGGAGAGGAGATTAGCTACGTTAGTTAACTCAGAGACAGATATATCTAAGCTGTTATTAAACAGGAATGAATCAAGGATCAGTGCCGCCGATCTTATGTCGGCTTATGAGACTATAGTTGGTTTTGAGAATGCTGTATCTATCCGTGGGGTTGATAATTATAAAGAGGCTATGGCGTTACTTAGCGAGTATCGTCATAATCTTGTGGCTTATAAGAATATAAATGAGTCCCTTCGCCGTATGCGTGATAGGAGATTCATACGGTCGCAGGAACGTGGGTTCATGAAGGTTTTGTCAAACATATGGGGAAAGACTTATGAGGAGGATGATAGTAAATATGATTTCAGGAATACCGATGATCCTGATGCCAACTCCCTTTATGCCAATGATCAGGCCATAGATAAGGCTTATCAAGATGGTCTTATAGGAGAGGACGAGGCATTTATGTTCAAGACCTATAATCATATGATCGCCAGATCTATGGAGAATGATATCAAGGCTGATGAGGGCGGTATCGTTGAGAATGTACCTGATAATGAGGATATCATAAATCCTTCTGATGATAGAATCAATAATATAGCTATAAAGATATGGAACGGTAATGAGGATATCTTATCTCCTAGGGAGAGGCAGATATATGATAATAACAAGGATCGTATCAATGATCTTGTAAATGGGTTTGGCGATAATCCTATAGCTAGGCTTAATAAGATTAGGTCAATGATAGATAGGTTAAATACCAACGATAACGTCTTAAATAACATCAGGGATACTATTGATGATATCATAGATATGAACATTAATGGTCTTGATCAGGATCAGGTTAAGGAGGCTATACAGACTTATAATGATCTTATGAATGATATTGACAACGGGAATGAAGTTGATCAGGATAAACTTAATGAGGCTATTGATATTATCAATAACTATTCTGATGAACCTCTTCTCCAGTTCGTGGAATGGATGAGGCTGTATGATAATGGAAGTATGGTTGTCAAGGATTACGATAAGTCTATACCTATGGGTGATGTTCTCACGGAGAGCGAACCCGGAACATCCACCGGCAGGACGGAGGCCAATGCCGCCCAGAATCCGGTAGTGTTGATGGCCCAGAAGAGAGAGATTGGCGGAGTCATGTATTATGAGGTAGGAGGGATGAGACTTGACAGGTTTATGGACGGTCTTGGGCTTAAAAGATCTGATGCCACTGATACTGATAATGGAAGGGTGATGGATTTCACCAACGGAACCGACATATTTACTGTTATAGAGTCGAATAACCACTCAAGATGGATGATAAGCGAGGATGACGCTCAGGCTTTCGAGAACGCTACCGGTGTCATACTGGGGCGGCAGACCGCCTTATCGACCTCCAACTGGTTCATGGTGTATCGCAAGGGGCAGGATGGATCTGTTGTTCCTTATTATACAGGAGATGCATTTGGCTCTAATAATGAGTCGATAAATCAAGAAGCTGCGGCTAGTCTTCGTAAGAACGATATCGTGAGGTTCAAGGTAGATATGTTAGATCCTTATACCAAGGAATTGTATGATAAATACAATAGCCTTTATGCCGTTGATCCTAATTCTGACGAGACCAAGTCTGCCCGTAGTGATTTGGTTAATAATATGGTTATTAAGATCGTGGATGGTGACGGTAATTTTGTCTCGGTGCTAAAAGCCAATGATCCAGACTCAAAAGGGAGTAACGCTGATTTAAGGAGTATGGCCTTTGAGTTGTATAGGGATAATGTAGGATCTGTCGCTGGCGAGATTGATATACCGTTCGTAGGCACAGTCACCAGTGTTTTGCCGGGAAGACCTAATTTTAGCGTAAGTGATGATAATGGGACGTTGATGGTATCCGAGAATGACTTTACCAACGAGACGGTTGGTAAGGTCGAGAGTGTAGGATATATAGAGAACGGGGAGGTTACGATGAGGGATGATATTAAGTATAATATATTCCCGTTCTGTACGGCTATCGTCAGGGATAAGTATGGTGATTATAAAAATTCACGTATCCCGGTAGTAGCTATAAAGACAGGAAATGGAAGAAATTACCTGTACCCCGTAAGATTGAAAAATCAGGATACATCATCATTCTCATCTATGATCGGATCGATGGCTGACAGAATTATAGAGGGTCTAGGTGGTGGAGTAAGTATTGATGATATAATGGATCTTAACAACGCTATAGCCAGATCAGGGCTGGATAACAAGACATATATGATTCCGTTGGCGGGAGACGTGGATGTTATCAAGGGACGGTTAAAGGCTGTCAAGGAAGCCGCTAGTAAGATGCCTATGACCGCTGATGTAAGAGGATGGATAGGCGATTCTAGGACCAAGGAGGATATTTTGATGAATGACGTTACGATCAACATCGATCTTAATAACGATCCTTTCATAGCCCCTAAGTTCAGGATGAGTATTAGGAGGGATGAGACGTTCTTCGAGGATACGGAGACCCCGTTCGTCAACCCGCCCGGTTCCCAATCGGAGTTCGCCTCGCCTACGAAAGCAGCCGAGGATAAGTCTTTGGTTTCCGACGGGAATGTCGTATCTGGAGAAAATGAAGCGGAAAATCCTTGCTAAATAAATTATCTTGATTTATCTTTGCGGTGTCAGTCCATCACCTGACGAGTAAGATATTTAAAAGTTGGTCCCTGTCGGGTGTGTGATGGCCCCGGTGGGGACTCTTTATATTATGCAGTTAGATAGTTTTTTACATCGGAAAATTATGCAAGACCTACGCATCCAGCGAGTGAAGGTCTTGATGATGTTATACACCAGTCATTATTTTGTCAATAACAGACAAAGGCAGTTGCTTGACCATACATACGCTTTAAGCAGAAGTCAGGCTTTCGATTATATGACGGAGTTCAATGAAAGACTTAGTGATAAGATAGGTATAGAATGTACGATGGATATTCTTCTACCTACCGATGATGATAATGCTAATATCATAATCGAGTACAATGGCATCATTAAGAAGTTGATGAGGGAAGCCGAGAAGCTGGAACTTGACACTGACGCTATTAAGGATATGATGCGCGATCTACTTAATGAGTTGAAAGATGATGTTGATCTTAATATCTTGATATTTGACGTAACCCAGTTACTTATAAAATACAATCTATTTAGGTTAGATGCCATAACCGAGCAGGAGTTCAAGGACTCTTTCGTCAGGATGGATAGTAGGAATATGGAGATAAAGAAATTAACTTTATCTGATATTAAGAAGGTGGTGATGATGATGGAGGATAGATATAGTTATATTTCGTCTATATGATAGACAAATATAATTGATTACGTTTTTTGTAAAAATATCTCCTATTTGTTTGTTGTTTTAAAATAAGTGTCTATATTTGCGGTGTCTATCCGTTGCTAGACCAGAAGAAGATATTAATATCGCTTAGGCGTAGGCGATAAATGAGAGCTATCAGTGGAGTAACGGACGCTGGTGGCTCTCGTTGTTTTATATTATGGATGATAATTTAAAATTGTTTGAGAATCCTGATTTTGGGGATGTAAGAGTATTATTAGACGAGAAAAGCAATCCATGGTTTGTTGGTAATGACATAGCCAGATGTCTTGGTTATGAAAACTTAGGGAACGCTGTAAAAAGGTTTGTTGATGATGAGGATTCTATCATTCTTACAAGTGATTGTAAATCAATGGGGTTTAAAATAAACCCCCTTATAAATCAGGCTGTTAGGGAGATCAAATTAATCAATGAATCAGGGATGTATTCTTTGATTATGTCATCTAAGATGGAATCTGCCAAGAAATTCAAAAAATGGGTAACATCGGAGGTTCTTCCTTCTATTAGAAAAACAGGCTCCTATTCTATGCCATCAAAGAATGAACTTCCATCTGATTATATAGAGGCATTAGAGGCTTTACTTAAATCGGAAAAGGAGAAGCGTGCGTTAGCTGAGGCGAAAAAAGCGGCAGAGGAAGCCAAAAGGATATCTGATAATATCATCAAAGAACAGGTTCCTATGGTTGAGTTTGCTAAGACAGCCGAAATAGCCCAAGAGACAGATATGTTGATCAGAGAGGTTCGGGAAAAGCTGGAGGCTCATGGGTATGATATAGCGGAGAAGAATCTTCGTATATTGCTTGAGGATAATAAGTTCTTCGCCAAAACCGGTAAGAGATGGTTGCTTTCCCAAAGGATGATAGATCGTGGTTACGCTCGTTACAGGTATCGTGATGACGATGAGTTCTATGGGACTAACACCGTCTATGTGACTCCTAAGGGATTCCAGTGGATCGTGTCTAAGATATCTAGGGAATGGATGCCTAGGTTCTTGGAGTTGAAAGGTAGGGTTCTCAGTAGATCGGATAAAAATATTTTTGCTAAACAATAAGTTTCGTTTTTATAGTTTTAGGATTGAGTTTTTTGTTTGTCCGTGAGGATCGGCAAAATGATTTGTACTTTTCAATAGAAACATAAGGTTTGTTATTATTGTTATTTGGCTCCCGTCCGCTCGTGAGAGTAGGCGGGATTTTCATATCTTTGTAACAAAACGATTTAGCTATGGGTAGATCTTGTTATGTTATAAAAAATAAGGAGGGTGGGGTAGATAATGTCCTTGCCCCGAACGACCAACCATCCGGATTATACCAAAGGGCGATGGAGGTGCTTGGCGACCAGAAGCAGGCCTTATCGGTCTGGGGTACGGCCTACTCCCCCGACTTCGTGTCTTTCTTTGGCGATTGGATGTCCATGCCATCAGAATACGGCTTAGATAGCAATGGGGAGCCTAGGTATGATGATGTCATGTCCTTTATCAAACAAAAGAATTATGCTGTGGGTAATTTCATGGCTGACGAGGTTAAGGATATCAATAATACCATTACTTCCCTGGGCGTTGATAATATCAATGATCTTAACGATATGATCGTATCTAACTTCCTTCCCGGCGGTGATATATTCATCAACAGATATAATCTTGAACGATCCGGGATGTATGATGCTGATGAGATTGATAATATCATGACTAACCGATTGGAGTATGAGCGGGTAAGGGATATGATGAGGAGGATTGTCGATTTTATGTCTGAGGGGGATCTCAATGAGAAGGATACATATTTCTTGTCCTCCGAATCAGGCCTTGGTGATGATTATATGATATATGAGGATGTGTATGATTCATTGGGAAAGAGAAGAGTCTTGAATCCAATGGAGGTAAGGGATACGATTATGAGGGCGGTAGGCGGTATCAGCGACCGCCGGGAGTTCGATCAGGCTTTCGCCTCCATCCCCTACCCTTCCTTGGCGCTCCGGTATCAGGAGGATCAGGATTACGCCGATCGGATGTATGACACATATCGTAATATGACCCGTATGGAGGTCAGGGATCAGGATGGGAATACGATTACCGACTCATATTCCAATAGCACCATACCGTATATCAGTATGCCTAAGGACATGAAAGGTCTAAGGGATAAGGTTGGGGAAATGATCAATATGGACGATTTTAAGGGCATCAAGGATGTTGCCGGACGTCTATATGACATAGCCATGGATCTTTCCGATATGGGCGTTGATATAAGCGAGGCGATTAGCGATGAGATGGTTATATCTAGGCCGGAGGATATCCGTGACCTTATGGCATCGTTGGATGTCATGTTATCTTCTATACAGAATGGTGATCCGGTATATGATGACTTTATTTCCGATCTTGATAGGATAACAGGGAAAGGGAATCCGATATATGAGGTTCAGGATACTTACTTTACCGGGGATAGGATGGTGTATGTAAGGTCCGGGAAAACATCTCTTTCCGATATGTATGACAGGAACATGTTGTATGTAGGTAGAAATACATACCATAACACGACCCCGATAACCGACACCGATCAGGCCTATGAGGTGCTGGCTGATATCGGGATAGCCCAGCCCTCGTACTTACCGACAGGCGTGGTCCCCCAAGGGGCTTCTCGATCTGATATTGGCGTGGTCAAGGATAATATCAAGAAGTTGGTTATGGATAACATCTCATCCTCCAATACGGAGAGTATGATCCTTGCCAGATTGATATATCAACATCCCGTTACCTCTAAGGTGGATGATGTCGATATTGATCGGGAGTTCAGGAGATACGAGGCTAGACAGGGGAAGGATCGGGATTTTATCAAATCCTGTATCTCGTTGAGGAAAATCCAGATCAAGGAAAGGTTAAAAAAATCGGATTTATATAATAATGTCTTGCGTTTCCTTGATTTTAATGGATTTTATAATGTATCTTTGAACCACCATGACAGAGGTACGTTAAAAAACATAGAGATGTCGCTGCCGGAAGGTCAGGTAAGGGATCTTCTGTTTGACGTGGCTATCGAGTCCAGCGACAGCAGCATGAGGGATCTTTTCTATCTGGATAGACAGGATAGGATGATGGATGTCGGTTTTTATCGATATCTATACCAAAGGAATCCGGGCCTGCTCCGGGAGGTCAACGGCGGTGTCGAGGCGAGACCGGACGGCTTGTTCTTGGCTCGTGGAAGGTATGATGATTTCGTGTCTTTCCAATCTGGTCTATATGAGAAGGTGGGTGAGACGGTTAATGGCGGGATATATAGCTTCGTGGATAATTTTATATATTCGGACCCATCATCATATCAGGATAGTATGGTACGAAAGATAGGTGACGTTACGGTAAGAAGTGACGATAACCGTCTATCAAGGGTAGAGGATAATCCCTCATCCAGTAAGATAATTAATGAATACACTGCTAATACAAATAAGTTGATGCGAGATTTTTCGTGTAATTAATCTCTCTTTGACGTCGTAAGACGTTTTCTTTCGAGCATTGAAACATTGAATTTATAGATTTGCATGAATCCGGGCCGTAGTGATACGTTCCGGATTTTTTTGTCTTGTACCGGTTCTTATTAATACCAATTGCATGACATGACGTGCCTTGATGGTGACATATATCACGATCCCAGGATTATTAATTTTTGAACTTTGTAACGCCCGCCATCAGGTGGGTTTATTATTAATTCAAAAATAAATAGACATGGGTACAAGTGGAGACAAAATCGTGCTGTTAGACGGCATGGGTTCCGGGAGCGGTAGCGCCGCTAACGGTTTATTATCTATGATTCCGGGTATGTTTACCAGCCTTTTGGGTGGAAATAAGATGGATCCGAATCTAGTCGCGGCGTTGATGAACGGCCGTAACAACCAAGACCAGTTCGGAGGAGCCAACGGCTGGTGGTTATGGATCATCGTCCTGTTCTGGTTGTAGGGCGGACGTGGCTTCGGAAATGGCTTTGGCAATGGCAATGAATGTTGCGCTAACGGTCTTCCGGCTCAATTGAACAACGACTATGGTCGTGAGTTACTGATGCAGGCTATCCAAGGTAACAGAAGCGCTATCGACCAGATCTCTAACGCCCTTAACTGTTCTACCTCTCAATTACAAAACGCTATCTGTAACGTACAAGGCGCTATTGATAAGGTGGCCGGTCAGGTAGGTATGACTTCTCAGGCCGTTATCAACGCCGTACAGCAACAAGGATGTGAGATCGGTAACCAGATTAGCGCATGTTGCTGCAACTTACAAAGCGCTATGGCTAGTGGATTTAACAACATCCAACATTCGTTAGACACCGTAGGATGTAATATCCAGAACGCTATCACCCGTCAGGGATATGAGAATCAGTTGGCTATTACCGGTCAGACGAACGTATTGCAGAACAACTTGACTAACGGCTTCAATAACGTTATTCAATCCAATCAAGCCCAGACGCAAGTGTTAGCCGCTAAGATAGATGCCCAAACGCAGATTATCAATGACAAGTTCTGTCAACTTGAGATGCGTGAGATGCAGAATACTATCCAACGGCTTCGTGAGGAGAAACAGGCTTTGGCTACTTCCGCCATCACCCAACAACAGACACAGAACATCGTTAGTCAGTTAGCTCCAAAGGCTCCGATTCCGGCTTACGTCGTACAGAACCCGGGTTGTTGCTATACTCCTACCGTAAGGGTAGCTAACGAATGTGGATGCGCTTGCGGCACTACTAACGCCGTATTATAAGGAAGGGGGACAATATGGCTGATTTCAGAGGATATATGATCGGTTCATTCGCCTCCTCCCGTCTTGATAGGGGAGGCATCCCGGTAGTAGCCACTACTGGAAAGGTATCTGACGCTTCTGCGGCCGAACCTACGGTTGATTTTGGCATCAATCCGTGTCAGTGGAACTCACTACCTCCAGAGGGGATATTGTTATGGAAAGTCCGTCATCCGGTAACGGAGACCGAGGCTGATTATCCGGTCACGATCGTCCTTCCGTCCGGCTTATCCACTACCACTCCTGTTACGGTATCCAACGCCGGGGTTATCGTCAACAAGACACCTATAGTGGATAAGGTTGGGGCACATATGACAGGGCAGGATATTACGACTCCCGTGGCTTCTAGTGATCCTATAGTAGGGGCCTACACCGAGCATCTTGTGTATTATAACAAATGCACCGGCGTGTTCAGGATGTTGGGTCATACGGCTACGGCGGCTACCGCCCCTAGCGCATGAATTTACTAAGAAAGAACAGGGAGGGTAACCTCCCTCCCATTTAAAAAGATCGTTATTATGTTTAAGGATTTAAAGAAAGGATATCAGGTTTATACGTTGGATACCTCAGGGGTTCCTAAATTCTTTATGGGTACGGTGGTTAACGTCTCGGAGCCTAGGTTCGCCCAGTCCCAGTTAGGTCAGTATCAGCAGTTGCAAGATCGGGTTATGGATCTTACTATAGAGGTGGACGGGAAGTCCATGACATACGTAGTTCCAGAGAACCAGAACGTGGCTATGGCCAACGGCATTACGCTAGCCTGCTCCGTGGATCCGATAATGAACCACCTGAACGCCATGAAACGAACCAGTACGGATATCGTGAATAGCGTGGATAAGAATAAGGAGATCATAGAGGCATGCGACAGTATCTTGGAGGATATCAATCCTACTTTTAAGCAGACTAAGGATCAAGACCGAAAGATTAAGAATCTTGAGGAGAAGGTCGATAGGATGGGGTCTTCTTTCGATGAGTTAAAAGAGTTGTTAATTAAAAAATTAGGTTAAGATGAGAGTTATAGATTTAGGCAACGGCCAAGAGGAATATGATGATGAGATCTACGACCGCAGAGGCGGTAGGGGACGCTCACGCCGCTCCGACGGCACTTATATGGGTTACGATGGTGGCGTATATGATCATTACGGTAAGGAACGTGACGGGATGATGGAGGAGCTTGAGCGCCGTGAGCGTGATCTCGAAAGACGCGAGAGGGAACTGGAGCGTAACGAGCGGGAGCTTGAGAAACGTCAAAGACATCATGAGAGGGAGGATGAGATGTACCGTAAGGGATGGTTTGGCGAGCGTGACATCCGTGACGAGTACGATGGTACGGAACCTTATATGCGTAGAGGTAGGAGAAGTCGTTACTACTGAGGAGCAGACGCTGATGACCCGGATTATAAGCGGTATATAGACACCCATGGATATCACTTTTCCAAGGAGTTGGCTAGGGAGGCCGCCGATAAGATGCTTAACGCCGACGGATCCAAGAGAAGATGGACGATGGAGGATGCTAAGCAGATGTTCGATAAATGCGGGGCCAAGAAACCTGATAACGCCACTTGGGGAGATGTCCAATATCTGTTCGCTATGTTCTATAGCGACTACTTCCCTAAGGTATTGGACTGCGACCAGAAAATAGTCAAGGCTGTCTTGGCTTATCTGGAAGACCCTGACGCCCCTGAAGGGGCGGCGTTTGTAAGGTATCTGGCGGTGCGGTGCTTCGTCGGTGACACAATCAAATGGAGTGAGATGATATGATTTGATACAACGTTGGAGAACCCTGTCGGCGATAGAATACCGATGGGGTTTCTTTTTTTGTCAAGTATCTTATTATCGTTACATTTGTCAGGAGTAGGTCTTTTTGTTCATAGGTAGGGCGGGCGGGAATGAAAAAAAGGATATCCTCACGGACACCCTTCCCCTTGGTTGAAAATCACTTAAAACATTATGAGTTACTACTACACCGCAAATATAGATAAATAAACGTGAATAGCAATGGGTAAGGGGTATTATTGGATAGAACCTGTGGATCGGACGTTAAATGATTTTCAGTTTTATAAGGCTCGTATCGTGGGTGACCCTGAATATGACGAGAAGCATCATCGTGTTATATTAAGGACGGATAAGTATTTCCCGGTAGGAAGTATCTTCCATGTCCTTAATGATCCGGAGATGTTCGTTATAGAGAGGAAATTTAAGACATGGGGGAATAAGTATGTCGTTAAGCCTTGTGAGGGTGAATGGGAATGGGAATCTGTCCAGAAACTTAAAGACAAGGCTATTATATTCCGTAGCGGATTCCTGCACGGGGACGGCAGTTTTTGACACTTACCCGTATCTCCCCCCCCATCGATTTCTTGGTATTTATGTATATAACTATATTTGAGCAAAAAATAAGTTTGATATGGAAGATTTTCAAGGTAAATACAATGGTAAGCAGATAGATCAGCTTTTGGATAAGGCTAATGATATTGATCTTACCAAATATGCTCTTAAGACGGATAATGCCCCTACCGCCACGAAATTACAGGCGGCTAGGACCATAGCGCTGTCCGGGGCTGTTACCGGTAGTGTCTCATCGGACTTCGGAGACAACGTAACTATCTCCACGACATTGGCCAATTTTGATGCCTCTAAGATCGCGTCCGGAACCATCAGCATAGATAGGTTACCTAAGGCGGCTTTGGAGAGATTGGTCGTGGTAGCTAATGATACGGCTAGATTCGCCCTTACCACCGCTACGGCTCAAAGTGGTGATACGGTAAAGGTCACGTCTACAGGTAAGATGTATCTGATAAAAGACGAGTCTAAATTAAACAGTGAGGATGGGTATGAGCCTTACACGGCCAGTCAGGCTTCCTCCGTGCCTTGGTCAGGGGTTACGGGCAAACCAAGTACCTTCACACCTCCCACGTCCTCCGCTACCGTTCTTGGCGGTATTAAGGTGGGATATACGACTTCCGGGAAGAACTATAAGGTGCAACTGGATTCGTCCGGCAACGCTTACGTCAACGTTCCATGGACGGATAATAACACAACGTATAATGAAGCCACGGCCGACACCTTAGGATTGGTTAAGATCGGCTATGCTTCTAATGGAAAGAACTACGCTGTGCTCTTGGCTAATGGCAAGATGTACGTCAATGTCCCTTGGACTGACAATAACACTACATACTCACAGGCCACGAGCGATAATCTGGGTCTTGTTAAGATCGGGTACTCAGCTAATGGGAAGAATTATCCGGTAGCTCTTGACGGAAATGGTAAGATGTATGTGAATGTTCCGTGGACGGATACCAACACGACATACACCAATATGGGAGCCGCTTCTGCCTCAGCGTCGGGAAAGGCTGGCTTGGTCCCAGCACCTGCCGCCGGAGCGCAAGCCAAGTATCTTCGTGGTGACGGGACATGGCAAACCCCTCCTAATACCACATATAGCAACATGGGTGGAGCGACGTCCTCAGCCGCAGGATCGGCGGGATTGGTACCGGCCCCAGCCGCTGGCAAGCAGGCATCTTTTCTTCGTGGTGATGGAACGTGGGTAGTGCCTACCAATACCACATACGGATTAGCCTCTGCTACAGCTAACGGCTTATTGAGACAGCTTAATGGAAGCACATCCAGTTTCATGCGTGGAGATGGCACTTGGGCTACACCTCCTAACACGACATACGCCGTAGCCAACGAGTCTACTAACGGGTTGATGGCGGCGGCTGACAAGAAGACCATGAACAGGCTTATAGGGGTTAATACGGTCACGACATTAGCTAACCTGCCTATTAGCAAGAGAAGTATCACGGCTACGTTATCAGCCGCTACCACCCTATCCGTGCAGTCAGGGATGCAGATAGGGGAGGAGCTGATGATCAGGTGCGTCCCGTCGGCGGCCTTCACGCAGGCTATACCCAACTCCGGGGCTTATGTAAGCATGAGTGGTACTTCTATAACCACTACGGCTAACAAGCCTTTCGAGATAAATATCTGGTGTTACGCTTCAGGTAAGTATAGTATCGCCGTTAAAGAACAAGATTAATGATATAAGATATGAGCTACGTATATATAAACAGGGAAATATATCCCAATCAATTAGTTCAGGACGATCCGCTTGATGATAATTACGCCAAGGGCTATAGTTATGATGATTACATTAACGGGAATCCCGCCCCATGGATAGAGTTTGGGGAGGAGCAATTGGCGTTCAAGGAGGCTAATCCTAAAGCTACGGTTAAGGAGATTATCGAGGCTAAATTGGATGACTCAAGGCTTCTTAATGAGGAGAAATCGGCTAAGTATGAGGAGATCAGGACTTATGAGAATGAGAATCTTCATGAGTTTTTCTTGGATGACCAAAATATCTATATCCCTGAATATGATAGGCGTAACGCTTTGGCTGATGGGGCTATAGCTGGTAAGATAACGATCATAGGTCTGGAGTTCGATATGACGGAAGGCAAGATCTTGATCGGGATGATGGATAAGTATGATGATGATCTGATGTCGGCGTTAGGAGCCAAACAGAGGGAAGTAAGCTTAGCCACTACCGTAGAGCAGGTGAGGGCTATTGACGCTCAGTCCGGCTATCCAGATAAGGTAAATATCACCATGACTTATGTCCGGCAACAGGCAAAGGAGAAAGATGCCTCCGATCCTCAGGAAGTGGCTGTCAGATTCTCCAGAATGGTGGTTAATAACAAGGCTATATCTTTATCCCCTAACGAGAAATTGGATGTTAAGGTCCTATTCCCTATATGGGGACAAGAAGGGGCGGAGTTCGGGCTGTCGGTGGATGCCGGATTCTGCCTCAGGGTGGTTAAGGACGATACGGATATCCTTTATGAGGTTATTCAACAACATACATTATCAAAGGAATGGGAACCCGGATTAAATACGGCTTCCTTATACAAGGTCATTGATAAGGAGCATGCCGGGACCATAGGGGATCCTATCCCGTATTTCCCTCCAATGGAGATATTCAAGGATAAATATTACATCCAGAACGCTGATGTGTATAAGTGTACCAGGGATAGCGGAACTCCTCTTAGTCATAATCTAAAGGACTTGATCGGGTTGTATGTTGAGGTTGTACAGGGCTAGTTGTATCTATCCCCCCCCTATATTTGGCTTGTGATATGATACAAGTTATTTTTGTCATAATAAAATGACATTTGTAAATATATTTAAGTATGGCATCACAAAAATTCGGTTTCGTAACCGTCAACCCGGTATCAGGATCAGGAGATCAGGCGGTTAATTTCTCCGGTGAGAAACACACCGGTCGTCTTCAACGCACTATCAACCTTACGGTCACCACGAACGGCGGGGCTAAGAAGGCGTTGGTAGTCAATCAGGCAGCGGCTGCTGAGGTGGTAAGATCAGACAGCCCTAACGCTTCCGTACAAAAGAAAGGCGGTAATGTTACCATCACCGGTAAGTCCAACAGTACTAAGCTTACGTTCGCGGTCACGCCGGCTGAGAAGAATGGGCTTACGTTACAACTCCCGGCTAACTACACGGCGGCTGGAAAGACTACGGCTAACGGAGCGGTTATCGCCGACGATCCCGGAGCCGCTGGCGAGTTCGTTTGGAGCATCACGATCTCGAACGTACCGGCCAACGTCACGATCGAGGAACTGACAGCTACATTGAAGGTAACTGCCGCTGGTGGCCAGACAGCCAACGTGACGGTAACGCAAGCCGCTGGAGACTCTACTATCGAGCTTGACAAGGAGACTATTAACTTGGATGTAAATGGTACTCAACAGACGGTTAACGTAACATCTAATGACAGCTGGACTTGGGCGCAAGCAGCCGCCAGAACCGTGTTGAGGATGATGGGACGATAACAGTTAGGAGATAATGGTATCGAACCCCAATTGGATAAATCCGGTTGGGGTTTATTTGTTTTGTTATCTTTGCAATAGAACAAAAAATGATATAGATATGGCTAATGATTTGAATATTAATTGGAAGGATGGGGTAGGCGAGGTAACGGACCAGCCTCTGACCGTCAGCCCGGGGTCCGGGACCGGCAACGCCCCTGTTTCCTTTGGCTCGGTGATGAATAAAGGCCTTGACCGTACCCTTGAGTTGGAGATAACAACTCCAAAAGGTGTTAAGAAGACGCTCACGGTGAATCAGGAGGGATGCCGGCAGGCTTATATTACGAGTGACGGCAAACGATGGCTGACTAGCGACAATCGGGTGTATGGGGTTTTGAAAAGCGATGCTCCATGCGAATGCACGGGTGATTGCCCTTGATATTTTGTTTTTACGAATTTTGTAATTACATTTGTGGCGCATGTCCATCACCATGCTTTTCGTCGCTAATTTATTATAAGGGATACCGGTCTGTGATGGGATCGGCATCCCTCTGTTTTTTTAATATGGAGAAGATAAATGTTTTCGATGTTCAGGTTCCTGATGGGAGACAAATCCGTTGTATGTCGTATAATAAGGTTACTTATTTTGATCTTGACGATATATGTAAGTTATGTTTTTGACTCATATGATCTACATGATGTGGCTGACACTAAGGTTATGAGCGAGTTCCTACACCGTGAGGGTGGTCGTTATTGGACTACGATAGATGGTGTAAGGCAGTTGTATCGTAGAGTTGAGTGTAAGATGTGTTTTGAGGTTATAGAAAAATTAAAGGGATTATGAGAGAAAAGAAATTTGATTTCGTGATATATCCGTTGGATTTGATTATCACGGTTGGATTAGATTATAAGACATTGTGTGATCGTTTCGAAAATATGGAGCCTGAACACGAGGGGAAATGGGGAGATGAGGATGATATGGACAAGGAGGCGTCTTTCGCAAATTTGGTAAGGGATAGGGACGATGATGATAAATTTGCCATACTTTGGAATTTTTCGAGCGACGATGATTTAATAATGAGAAATATATGTCACGAGTCATTCCATATAGCAATGAGCGTATGCCAATTTTGCAACATGTCTCTTGGATTTAAGGTTGGAGAGGATGAACACGCAGCGTATATAGCCGGATTCGCTGGTGATTGCGTTAGTGAGTTCATCAATAGCAAGAATACGGATTAAGTCATAAATTCTATAAGGAATATAAGAATATCAGCCTCCGCTTATTTGTGGGGGCTTTTTGTTTATCTTTGTCAAAAACATGAAGTTATGTCGAGTTGCGTAATTAAAAGAAATAGTAAGGGTAAGATAACCCGTGTCTTGACCCCTTCCGGAGAGGTATCTACCTTATTCGATAAGATAGCGGGCATAGCCGCCGTAAGTGACCTTAATAAGGCCGCTGAAGCTTATATGACTATTTATAACGATAAGTTCAGGTCTAAGTTCGGAGACTGGACGAGATCCGTGCCAAGGAATAAGGAGGCGGCCAGATCCATAAGCGCCAGACTTAGCGCCAGCGAGTGGGGGCAACTTATGTCAGCCAAGGTCTTGTCCGCCATAAGCGATATGGATGCCCCGGCGTTGGCCAGAAGCCTTGGGAATAGCGACAATGTCGTGGCTTATCTTACCTCCGGAGAGGTAGGTGATGTCAATGATATGGCTGTGGTAGATACGTCCACGGTACAGGAGGTGGATCTGGATTCCATAAACGAGAATAATGTTGGCGATACGATACTGAAAGAGGCGTCATGGGATGATATAAGGGCTATCAGGGAGAATATAGATATTAGGGAGACAGCCCGTATGTTATGGAAGGCCGTGGAAAGCGCTTTTACCGGGCAACGGCCTAATATCAGGGTGAAGGGTGGAAATATAGATGGTGAGATCATATTTTCTGGTAATGTCTTGCCGTTAAATAATATTGAGAATTATACTCCTCCATCTTCAAGACTGGTATATGATTCCGGTGAGCCTCGCCTGTTCTTTAGATCGGATGACGGCAAGATACACGACTCTTACGCCAACGCCATAAAAGGATCGTCCGGTGGGCGGGTCGAGGCCGGGTTCTTGGCCGGCAGTGTCGAGGAGAGCGACGTCCCGTCCGGTACGGCTGACATCTCCTTTGGCTCTTCCTCCATAACCCTCAATAACAGTGAGTCATTTATCCCGGTCCTTGGTATTAGCTCAAACTCAGATATAAGTACTCGTGGAGGGTTTATTAATTACCTTATCAAGAAAGGTATGTTGAGTGGGGAACGTATAAGACTAGGGGATAGATATTATCTTACTGGAGCCGGCAATTCTGATGGTCTTAAGATCTATAACGCTATGAATGCCTTATCCAGCCTCAGGAATAGGTTTGGAAGTCAATCCTCTGAGATGAACGTATTGGGTTCTATAGGTTTTGATACGGAGGTAAGTAATGATCTTGATCTTATCACTACGTCCGGGGAGAAGGTTACGGTAAGCAGACCGGAGATCAAGGGTATGTTAAGGCAAGGTAAGTTCGAGGAGCTTAATAATAAGTATGATGGATTCATGGAGCTAGCCTTGTCGTTGATGATGGAGGATAACGCTTTGTACGGGAGTAACGTCCGTGGGGTTATCGAGAATGAGAAGGCGGAAGATCTCCAGAATAGGACTGATATCACCAATATCTTATCCACGTTAGGCATCCGTGTGATGGGTATGTCTGAGTATATGGATAAGTATAAGATGCGTAATGGCGTGGATCCTTCGGCTAGGGCCTTGTCTGACATGGCTAATGGGGTTATCGCTTTGGCTGAGGGGGCTACGGTAGAGGATCTCAATGAGGAGGTGGCTCATTTCTTGATCGATACTTATCGTAACCAGCAGGAGATTGATGAGGTGCTGGATTCTGTTGTTGGTACGTCGTTATGGAATCAGTTCGCTGGTCGTTACTATGAGGTGTATGGGAAGGAATACCAAGGAGAGGAGTTGGATCGGATGGTGAAGCGGGAGATCCTAGGCAAGACGTTGGCCCAGCGGTTCGTGCCGGGCATGGAACAGGCGGTAGAGGATCTGGCCTCGTCTGAGGACGCCCAGCTCTCCTTGTTTGGCAGGATGGTACGAGCTATACGTAATTTCTTCTCTAGCCAAAGATCGGATTTAAATAAGGTACTTGATAGGATAAAGGAGTCGGCGTTAGCTGATGATCCAAGCGCCTTTGACGTGCTTCTGCTAAAGGATAGCAATCATCTCATGTATTCGTTATCGGACGTTGACGTGGCTAATAAGTTGATCAAGAACGGTAGGTCATTGGAAAGGCTATACACTAGATTGCAGAGGATGAGGTCAAGCCAAAGCCAGAGGATCGGTGAGAGTATCTCCCTTCTTCGTGATATAGGCGAGAAGGTGAGACAAGTCGGTGGTGAGCTTAATAAAAACAACAACCTGCTATCCACCAAGAGTGTCATAGCGACCGCCAAGGCTGAGGTGGAGTATTTGGTCACTGTTGCCAGTAGCTTGCGTAAGAGCGACAAGGGACTTGATTATGAGACGATACAGGTTATCGATAACGTGTACGGGGAGATAGTGCCTTTGATCAGGAATCTTCGTGGATTCGTCAATAATCAGGCGGCGGATTATTATGGCGTCAATAAGGTTGGTATGGTAGAGGATATGGATGATATATTACGTATGGCTGAGACATCCATGTCCGATATAAACGCCCTTCGAAGTGATCGTAATGAGGACTGGCTGGATGGACAGCTTCGGATGTTTAATATCCCGGAAAGATATTGGAATGGGATAAAGAAGTTGATAAATAACATCCATAAGGATATCAATGTCATGTCCCGATTCTTTGGCACACTGGAGCATAGTGGTAACGCTATCTTAGGCATGTTAGGGCAACGTCTTGCCAAGGCTTATAACGACGCTCATGTTGAGGGTGTGGCTAATATCAATAAGATGACTAAGATGATGAAAGAGCGTGGATGGGGGATAAAGGATAATGAGGATCTTATACAGAAGATAAATGGGAAGAACTCGGATTACCTTGACTCGTCCCGTGATTTCGCCAAATACGATTTACTGCTCAGGACCGAGCAGGCTAAGGCTATTATCGATATATATGATCTTAAGAATGTTACGGGTAAGACCGAGAAACAACTTATCGACCTTCTTCTATCCGATAGAGGCCTTAAGGTGAAGACCCGTGACGACATAGTAGGATATGACGGGGATAAGCCTATTACGAAGGAGGTATATCATGTATTCAAACCTACCATCCAGAATTTTGATATCTCGGACATGACGTTCGAGGATCAGCAACGATATCTCGACGCGATAAATAGGTGGTTGGACGAGAACCGAGAGAAACCTATGGTGCAGGCTTATTACGATAAGATCGAGAAAGTTAATAAGAAGGTCGAGGAAAGACTGGGTCGTAGGGTATCGCAAGCCACGTCCGATTTCATGACCCGTATCCGTAGAAGCCGGTATGTGGCTATGGATAAGTTTATTAAGAACAAGAAGGTCGATTGGGACGCTTTCCAATCTGACCCTATAGCTTGGAGATCTTATCTGGATATCCTTCGTGATAGGGCTATAGCCAAGAGCGAGTGGTATTCCGACGGGACACCAAAGGAAGCGGGGTCCGAGGCGTTGATGATGTCCGAGGAGATCAAGGCATGGGACGAGGCGTGGGCCGAGGAGTTCGGGAATACCAACGAGGGTCGTAAGGCTTCAGCCGAGTTTAAGGAGATACTGCGTGGGATAGAGCGGTCCGAGGGCGGTAAGGCAGCATTCGAGTTCCTGCTAGCCGGTGGTCATCTTGGCTTCTCCAAGGATATGTGGGGATCCGAGGAGGGTGATTATTACGAGAATCTGGTTGATAAGATCACGGAGCAATCTGTATCATCATCAAGGATAGAGAAGGTAGAGGAGGCGATGGCAACAATAAATGAGATTAACGATCAGTTAAGACCTTTGCTTATTCAGTACCGGGACAGTACCAGATATGGCGAGTATGATTTCGATCGTCTTCGTGGATCATCGTCATTAAGGAAGATAAACGAGCTATACGACCGTCTGGCCGAGGCCAAGAGTGTTATTAACGCCGCCGCTTCCGCTGAGGATATTGAGATGAATATGCCCGATACGGTGGAGAGTGGCATTACAGATTCCTACCGTAATGCGTTAAGGGATGCCGTGACATACGACAAGGGAATGGATGAGATTAAATTCGCCAAGGAACATATGTCTGCCCGCTCCCGGAGTCAGGTAGATAGGATGGCCGCCAAGCTGTCACAGAAGAATCCATCATGGACATCCATGGAGACAACGTTCCTTAGAAAAAAATACGGTCCTGATTTCAGTGATAAGCTGGCTAATGATATAGCTATGGGTAAGGCTAATAGTATACTTATTGAGTATGCCAGAACCCGGCTATATCCTTATATGAGAAAATACTCTCCCAAAGGGTATTCTGATTTTGTCAGGAAGATAAATAACGGTACGTATAAGGTGTCGGATTTTTTTGATGCCATGGAAAGCGGTATATCAAAGGAAGAAAGCGTGTCCCGTTTCGGCTTCGATATTAATATGATTGATTTGTCGATCAACAACCAATGGTTAGATGAGGCTGATTTCGAGAGTTCCTTCCGGAATCCTAATTATAATCCCGATCTGGGCTATGGATATCATACGCCTAGGTTTGATAAGTACAAGAACGAGGCTTTTTTCAAGAAATACGGTATTACCAACGAAGGGGAGGAGGCCACGATCAACAAGGATAAGTGGGAGATGAGGAAGGAATTGCTTAACATAAGCCGTAAGGCTATGGAGGATTATGACGAGCGGTTCAGGAACATCTACCAGATACCACAAATATCCAAGGGCGGCGTGGAGAGGATGGTGCAGGCCGGGGTTGACCCGAAGGCGGCCATCGGCAACGCCGTGCGTGATATTGTTGGCGAGAGGGTGGATGACCCTATACACGGTCAAGGGCAAGACCTAGGAGAGCTTGATGAGAACGATAACAAATATCGCATGATCCCCAAGTACTATCTGAGTAAGCTAGAGAATGCCGATGACGTATCTCATGATTTCGCGTACTCCTATTCCATGTTATCCTTACAAGCAGCCGCTTACAAGCATAAGAGAGCGGCTTTGGATGATGTCATGGGATACAGGAACATGATGCTGGAGACGCAATACGACGGCGGTAAGAACCCAGAGGCAACGCATGCCTATAGGATGTTTCAAGATTGGGTTAACGCCAGTATCTATGATGTCAGGATAAATAACAAACGTATAGAATGGAACGTAGGAAGCTATAAGGTGGACCTTAATAAGCTAGCTCTTATGTTTACTAAGTTCGTATCCAAATCCAACTTAGGCTTCTCCCCGTTCGTCGCGGCTACCGGCGCCCTTACCGGGCAGGCCAACTTCCTTTTGGAGGGTATGGTAGGGCAGTATATAAGCAAGGACTCCATGAAATACGCCTATGGGGAAGCCCAGAAGCAGTTAAGTACGTACGTGTCGGAGATCGGGGATATAAACCGCACCAACAAGCTATATGTCGTTGGAGAGGCTCTAGGCGTATTCAATGTCCGCAACCGTGTACGATCGGCGGCGTACAACAAGATCTGGAGAACCTTATTCCGGGATCTGCCGTTTAAGATGATGGAGGTTCTTAACTCCCCGTTGGATCCGCAGGTTATTATCTCGGTCATGGATGATACCCGCCTATACGAGGGTCAGTTCTGGTCATACTCCAATTTCAAGGAGATGATGATGAAGGACAGGAATATGTCCGCTAACGAGGCTAAACGCGATTGGGAGCGTTTAAGGGATTATTCTATGTGGAACATGGTAGATGTCAAGGATGGAAAGATCGTGGCTAAGAACGAGGCTAACAAGGATATTATAGACAGATACATACCTACCTTGTCCAGCAGGGTCAGGAGCATGGTGCAGATCTGCGACGGCGCCTTGAACGAGCAGAACCGGGTGGGGGCTAGCCGGAACGCTATCCTTAATATGGTGCTGCCTCATCGTGGATGGTTTATATTGGCCGTACAGCGGGCGTATAAGAAAGCTGGTTTCAATTTCCAGACCAACCAGTTCGAGGAAGGATATATGAGAACATTATGGAGATTGGCCGGAAATGTCTATGGCTCGATGTCCGAGGGTAGGATGGGGGAGGCATATGACGTGCTTAAGGAAGAGTATGATAAGCTTACCCCCTACGAGCAGATCAATATCAAGAGATCGATTATCAATATGGCGGTATTCGCTACAATGATAGCCATAGGACGGGCGTTGATGGGATACAGGGAGGATAATGAAGATAGTTGGTTCGGGCAGTTCATTACCTATATAGGATTCAGGACGATCAATGAGATCGCTTCCCAGACATCCCCGTTTATGGAGCTTAACGCCATAGATATGCTGCAAGATCCGCTGGTTACGGCCCGGAAGTTAGGCGATCTCACCGATCCTCGGAACTGGGATCCGTTCGCTACCGTCCAGACCGGCGTGTATAAGGGCGAGAGCAAGCTATGGAGGCAGCTCATGAAGTTCTCATTTGGTAAGCAATGGTATAATATCAAGACGGCTAGGGATATTAAGCAGACATCCGACTACTGGTTGATGACCAACGGCATGACGATGGGATTCTTCTTAGGAGGCAGGGATAAGGACGAGTCTGGGGAGGACGCTAATTGGTACTTTGATAGAGGAAGATAGCCGATATAGTATGACAAGAAAAAAATAGCCGATCAATTGTTTAAGACAATCAGATTGGCTATTTTTGCATTCCCATCTATCCATCCCGGACGGATGGGAATAAATATTCTATTCATGAATACAAATGTAGATCTTTTTCATGATTCCACGAACAATAGTAATGGGATTTCGACGTCCGAATCCAACGAAATGGATTTAAATACATTAATACCGGTAGTAGATAATAATAATCATAAGGTTGTAGACGCCAGACTTCTTCATGCGTTTCTTCAAATAAGAAGAGATTTTACATCATGGATAAAAGATCGTATATCAAAATACGGTTTTATTGAAAATCAGGACTTTGTATTGATAAAATATGATTATTTAGGTAACTTACTGAATGACAGACTCCCCCATTTTGGTGAGTCTGATACTCAGGTAGTTGCAAAGACCGATTATCTACTATTAATGGATATGGCCAAAGAGCTATGCATGGTAGAGAATAATGATAAAGGGAAGAAAGCTAGAAGGTATTTTATCGAGAAAGAAAAAGAATTAAAGAAGTTGGAAAAGTCGAATAATGATCAAGTAAGTCATTTGCGTATTCCTGACTTTTCCAACCCAGCGGAAGCTGCAAGGGCATGGGCTGATGAGTATGAGGCCAAGGTGAAGGCCGAGAAGAAAGCTATGTTGGCACTAGAAGCCAAGAACAAGGTCGAGGAGGAAAAGAAGATTGTTCAAGCCGAATTAAATACGGCTATAGATACGATAAAGGAGAATGAACCGGTAATCGATATGTTTAAAAGGTCTATTCCAAGAGAAGGTGTCCTTATCCGTGAATCATCAAAATATTTTGAGCAGTTCGGATATTATATCGGGATAAAGAATATGTATCCGTTATTACAGGAATTGAAATACGTTTTTAGGAACGAGAGAGGTAGGATAGAAGCGTATCAATCCGCTCGTAATTCCGGATTGGTCATATACGGATCTGATCCCGGTGATGAATATTGGGAGGCTAAGGCCGTGACTGTTATGATAACATTAAAGGGATTTGTTAAACTGGAAGAATTGTCAAGAAAGAGAAGGAGCGTTTTTGAGAAATATGGTAGGTTTACGATATGATGCCCCTCACTGCAATCATTCTGATAAAGGCAAGGCTATTAGAGCGCTTACTGGTGATAATAGGTTCACTAAAGATATTGATTATAAAGTTTTTACCCAAAATGGTAAAAACCCTACTGATGGAAGATCAACAATTGTATATATGATAACTGCATTTTGCATGGGATGTTTGATAACGAGGAAAGAAAGATGAGTATAAATAAATAGTTATACTATTGATGCTTAATGTAATCCAAAAATGGATTTACATAATAATAGAAGGATAGGAGATCATCACCCTATCCTTCTACTGTTATCAGCCCTTATACTTATCCACAAAATCATCCACATCCATATACTCACACCCGAAGTTCTCCGCCGTCTTCTTATCGGAGTCAGAGAACTGTCCTTCTTTCCCGGAAGCGTCCCCGATCATCAATATAGTATCCTTATAATAAATACTCCTCTATTTTCTTGGCCATGTCAATAAGCATTTCGCATTTAAGGTCGTTAAACTCCTTGCAAAACCTCATGTCTTCCTCATGCTTTTCCTCAGGTGATCTATTGTCGTTTATGCTATAACATGGTGACGAATACACGGGGATAGGTTTCATGGCCTCTATAGCCAATTTAATAGCCTTTTCTTTGATATCGCTCATACTATTTTCTTTTTGTGCCCAGATCATGCCGCTATGAAGGCAATTAGGATCATTATTATGCTCTATTGAACAAACTCCTTCGTCATAAAAACAACATCCCTCACAACTCTCTTCTTTTATCTCAGGGATAGCTATGTATTTTTCCCCTTTATATATTTTAACTTCTCCTTTTCTTAACTTACTCATCTTATCAAATTTTTGTATCCCACTTTCTTCAACTGCTCTTCGGTAGCTTTCTCCTTCGGAAACTTCCCGTGCCATTTTCCGGGCACCACGACATCACGTCCGTCTGGGCTGGTAGCCAGCCTCCCGCATTCGCTGCACAGCCCCATGCCATTGTACGGCTGTAGTTCCTTGGCATAGTCGAATTTATCGATCATATACTCGTTTGTTAACATCCAGTAACTAGATGTAGCGGTATTATCAACACAACCGCATTTAGCGCATACAAATAAGCTCATATTTTAGTATCGTTAAATGTCGTTATCCTTATTATCGTCAACCCTCTCTACCTTGATCGTTCCCATATCACCTGAAGGTAACGTGATATCACTATACACGTTATTCCAGTTCTCGTCAATGGCCAACTGATGTAATATCGACCTATATATTTGGTAGGTGTTGCCGATAAGTCTCTTCCTATTTATCTTATCCTTACTGCCTCCATCGTACCCTATATGCTCAAAATCCTCAAGATCTGGGAACAACCTTCTTCTTATCGCTCGTGAGTTGTTGACTATAAAGCTTCTTATCCCCAGTGATTCCGTCCTATCCATATCATCTATCAACGTATCTGTTGTATGCTGTAGATCCATGTCACCCGCCGCAAATCTACTGATGTCTTCCACGCATTGTGAGATCAACATCAGTTGCTCCCTTGTTAGGGTTATTTTGTAAAGTTGTTTGTTGTTTATAACCATCTATTTGTTCTTTATATTAATTACTTCCATTTTATACTTCTCTGGATACTCTAGGCATGTGCATACTATTAAAATAGAATCATTCAACATGGTTGCCTTATTACCCCTATCATCTACATAAACAGTTTTAGGATAATAATCAACATCTTCTTCTTTTTTATCTTTACATCCTATCATGATAAGAGATAGGATAATGATAATACCTATTTTAATCTTCATCATATTCTATGCTATTTATAATCTCTTTTATAACGTCCTTAATGCTAACATCATCATTAGATGATAATGATCTATGTATGCTTATCGCAGCTCCTTTAACTCCTAGTCTTATACCTAGACTCAAAAATTTTTTATTAATATCCAGCATGCTTAATGAGCTGAATAAAGTTCGTGATGCTGTATCTGCCATATCATTAGTCTCATCACCGGTAATTGACGATAGTCTACTTAAGGCTGATAAAAGATCCTTACCTGTTTTGCTTGTCACTGTTTTAGATGAATGATCCATCATCTTACTATCCTGTACCTTATTATTTTCAAATGGTATCATAATAAGATCTTTATTGATGCTCTTATCCCAGCATTCTATATAACGATTTGATTGACATTCATGCCCGTCAT